TTTTAATCATGCTACAAAATCAAAATCCTTTAGCTAAAACTATTTCCAAAAGTATTGGAAAGGTGGCAAGAATGACCTACAAGTTAGGCAATTTAGAAGAAGTAGTTTCTTCACGAATCATTGATATTACCGATAGTCACAACTCGGTAATCATTGAGCATCCAGCACCATTTAAAACAAACAATAAAGTTAGTGGAGATAAAACGGTAACAACCATGATGATACCCATTAATAATATTTTAGCATTTAGAATCGTATTATGACAAAATTAAAAGATGTACTTCCAATCCCCCGTAATAGGGGGTACTTGGAACTTTATTCAGAGGTTGCTAAGTCATTAAACAATAAAGGTAAGCTACCTTATAGAGCAAGAGAATATACTTCGGCTATTGTTCAATCTCACGCATTTAAAAGGATTAATGATCCACAGGTTCAAGAAGAATTAGAAATGATTGCTAAAGAATGGTACAATGAATGATAGATTAGAAAAAGAAAGCGACATCCTAAGTGATGTTCTTTGGACACAAGTATTTGAGTTATTATTGTTTATGCACAATGATATATTCCCTTCGGATTTTTACGAGCATTCTCCAGAAGGTATTGTTAAGGTTTACTTTCAGAAAAAATATAAAATAAGTTTCAAATGAGTATAGAAGACAAAATCAATTTTATCTTTTGGTATGCAGCTTGCCAAACCATAATGGTTCTTTTAGCTGGAGTACTTAAATTATTATCTAACTATTTAGAAAAAAAAGCAAATGACTAACGAACAAGTAATAGAAAAATTAAAGGATGACAATGAGTATTACAATGGCTTAGGTCGTGCATACTTATCTAATTCAGACATAGGAACCCTAATTAGGAATCCTAAAGCATTTGGGCAAAAGAGTGAGCCTACATTGGCAATGCTACAAGGAAGTTACTTTCACACCGCTTGTTTAGAACCATTAAAATTAAAGAACTTTGTATTGATTGATGCCTCCACAAGAACTACCAACATTTACAAAGATGCTTGCAAGGATTATAACTCGGATTTCTTATTATTAAAGAAGGAGGCCGATGAGGTAGATCAAATGGTTTCGGCCCTTAGAGGTAATAAGGATTTATCTAAATTAGTTTGGGATAATGGTGTTCAATATGAAGTACCGGTTATTGGTAGCTTTGGTGATCTAATGTGGAAAGGTAAGTGTGATATTATCAATGGTGATATGATTTACGATTTAAAGACCACCACTTCTATTGATGACTTTAAGTATTCGGCAAGTAAGTATAATTACGATTCACAAGTAACTATCTATGAGCATCTAACGGGCAAAAGAATGGCATTTATTGTTATTGAAAAAGGCACTAATAGATTAGCTTTATTTAATGTTACCGATGAATTTAGGCAACGTGGATTAACTAAGGTAGGCCAAGCAATGGATGCTTATAGAAAGTTCTTTGGCCCAATGCCTACTCACGATGTATCACAATATTTTTTAGAATCTTATCTTTTTTAATTATGAAAGTTGCAATAGATACAAAATTTAAAATTGGAGATAGAGTTTATCATTATATTTATGGATGGGGTAATATTACTAATTTAGGTAATAATGTAGTATTTGATAAACAACCTAATTTATTTATGAATGTAAATTTTGAAAAAAAATTATTATCCTTTACCGAATACACTATTGAAGGCTTTTCACAAGAACGTCCCAAAGAATTACCCAAGAAAGGAGATATTGTTTGGGGAAGAAATGAGTTTCCAAGTGAATGGCACATTGGACATTTTTACGACAAACTTGGTGATAATTATTTAATATCATCACATCCACAACCAACAGGATGGAATAATATTGTAAAAGAAATAACAAACAAAAATCCATACGCAGATGAAAACGCACCAATTTAGAACAAATCAATTAGGTTACACTTATAACCAGTTTGGAGAAAATCTCTTAAAACAATTAAATATCTCTTATCAAAAGTTGCATGGACAAGATTCAAAGACAACAATGGGTGCTAAACCTAAAAGTCATCGAAAAGATGATTTCGGAATATGAAGAACTTAAAAGTATTCCTAATGTTAATGCTTGCGTTATTCTTGCTTATCAGTATGTCGTTATCCCCAACACAAAAGATGAACACGAAGAAAGCCTCGGTATTTAGACCTTATGAAGAATTTGGAATAGTTACCCAAGAGGACATTTACCCAGACACAATTGATTTAAGATTGTACACGAGTCATGGGAGGTTAAAATATGGTGTAGAATGAAGTAATTCGGAAATTCCGAATAACCACTTTAAATCAACGAGAGTAAGAATTACCTTTATATTTCAAACGAGAGTAAAACAACAAGATAATGACAACTAAAAAAACAAAGTTAAGTTTGTCTACTAACGACACAACAATGTCAATTGAGTTTGATAACTGGGATATAGACTTAGACCAATACTTTCAAGCATTTAAGACTCTACTAATAGGGGCAACATTTCAAGAATCTCAAATAGATCATTGGATTATTGATGAGCGTGAAATGTTATTAGAAAATGATGACACATCTAAGAGTAATTTATTTTAATAATGTTAAATAGGTTTTACAAAACTTGTACTTTTTGTAAGTTTTGATGATAAGTTGGAAAAATTCATCATTAATTGAGAAATTGTCACATAATGAGGATAAAATCCGACAAATTATGTAACAAAATTAGGTAGTATTACTACTGATATTATATGCAAAAGGGTATAATATTGCACTTTTTCCCATAATGTACCTTATATGATATAATATTGCATATAATTGTGTAATATAATGCACATTATAAATGAGTGCAACCCAAGAAAAATGAGTGCATTTAACAATAAAAAAAGTAAATCTATAACTTGACAAATTTAGATAAAAAGTAAATCTATAACTTGACAATGAAAACGCAAGAAGATTATAACTTAATGGCAATTGATTGGGTAGAGCAGTATATTGCCAACAATAAACCCTTGTTTAATGTAAAAGTTTTTGATGGGATACTTATAGAGAATACCCATTACACTCTTACCTACTGGGTATATCGGTTAAAGAATAGCAAAGGTCGTGATCAATATGGCTCATTTGCTAAAATAAAAAAGTTTAAAGATTGGATAAACAAACAAGCATCATGAAAAATCAAATTGGACTTGGGGATTTTCTTCAAGAAGTTTTAAGTAAATTAAATTTGGCCATTAAGGATCAAGAATTACTTGATAGCTTAAATGATTCGAGATTACATTGTACACCCGGACTTGAATTGATATATCCAAAAGATAAACCATTTGAGATGCCATTATTATCTAAGGTAGATGCTAATGAGATTCTTAAAGAAGTTAATGAGAAGGAAGTATTATTTGAGAAATTTTGGAACTTATATAATAAAAAAACCAATAGAGTAAAAGTAGAGGCCAAATTTCTTAGATGTTCCATTTCAGAGATAAATAAGATTATGGAAACATTGCCTTATTACATTAAGTACACACCCGATGTTAAGTTTAGGAAAGACCCTATTACCTACCTTAACCAACGTACTTGGGAAGATGAAATATATCTACCAAGAGTTATCCAAACAAAAGAAAATCCTTTTAAGTTTTAGAATAACAAAATAACATGAAATCAAATAATAAAGTATCATTCGCAGATTTAGATGCGGAGAAGGAAGTTATCGCACTTCTTTGTAATTACCCATCATTAACTAAAGAATGCCAAAAAGCAATTAACCCAGATGTATTTCACTTTGCCTCCACTAAGGACATTTACTTGACTTGTATTGAATTATTTTCAGAGAGTGGTACGTTTTCCTTATCAGACCTTGTACTAAGGCTTAAAACGCAAGGAAGTAATGATTGGGCATTAATCTTGGGGGCCACCACAAGTAGAAATCCATTGAATGCAAATGAGTTACTTATTTACTTAGCCGAATTGAAAGGTAAAAGGGATTTGCTAAATTTATCAAGGGAAGTAAATAATGATTTAGCAAATGGACATGATTACTTTACACTTGTGGATAAGATAACAAACTCAATAGGCAACGACCTTATTAAGAATGATTCTAATGAAATCATTGAAATGAAGGATGCCTTAATGACTGCCGTAACTACAATTGGTGATGTAATGACTAATGGATCACTAAGTGGTGTGCCTACAGGTTACAAGATATTAGATGATGTTACAGGTGGTTGGTTAAAAGGTAATGTTGTTTTGTTTGCTGCAAGACCTGGGCAAGGTAAAACCATTTGTCTATTGGAGCATTCTCGCCATGCAGCACAAATGAATAAAAAGGTATTATTTTTATCATTAGAGATGCCTGTAATATCATTAATTTACCGAATGATTAGTGGACAATTAGATGACTCTACACCTTACTCAAAAATTAAGACTGGGAAGATTAATATTCAACAATTCACAAATATCCAAAGAGATGCCGTAGGTAATTTAGAAAAGTTACCAATAACGTGGTACGATGGAGCCAATAGGGATATTAATTATTTATCCTCTTTGATTCAAAAGATTGTTAGGGAGAAAGGAATTGAAATGGTTTGTATAGATTATATACAATTGATGTCAGATAGTTCAATTAAAGGTTCTAATGAAACTGAAATAGTAGGAAGTGTAGCCGATAAGATACAAATGCTTTCTAAAAAACTTAATATACCATTTTTATGTGCAGCACAATTAAATCGTTCTAATGAAGGTAGAACTTCTCATAGACCAAGATTAAATGATTTAAGATCAAGTGGTAAATTAGAACAAATGGCCTCGGTAGTTATAGGTTTATATCGTGATGACTATTATAAGTATGAGAAAGCTAAAGAAGAAGGTAATGCTAATGTACAATTTGATAATACGATAGAATACATATTCATGAAGAATAGAGATGGTGACACAAGAACCGCAGAGATGTTTATAGATGTGGCAACAAGTAAAATATTAGAAACTAATAACTTCGATAAGAAGTCACCATTTTAAGATAAGGGTTAAATTTGATTTCATGGTTGTATTAATCCCCTTGGTTTCTGACCTTGGGGATTTTTGTTAATGCAAAAGGTGACAATACTTGCCACCCTTGCAATCCAAACCACAAAACAAACACAAAATGAAACGCAAGGGTAAATGTATCAAAAAATATTTGTAATTCTTGCGATTTGTCCATGTTCTTTTGAATGCAAAAAACCTTCAATTGCTTTAGGTGCATGAACGTATCCATTGCGGTGATGCCATGAGTCTGCCCCAGATGCAGAACGTAAAGATTCAACCGTTACACCGATAAAATCCTTAGAAGTTTTATGATGCACATGGTGTGTATAAACATATCTATGTTTGGTAACTCCCCAATGTTCTTTTGCCTCCTCGGCCATTAATAATCCTAAGTCGGTAATTCTTGCACCATCACCATGAGTTGATCCGATAAGATTGTTATGATACCTATAATATTTACGATGGTTAATCGAACAATCAAATGTTATTGAGTCATCAAGTCTAAACCATGATTGGATAATGTCGGCCAAGAAGAATCCATTAGTATAATCGTGATTAGAAGGGTTATAAGTAACGTGAACCTTAGCTATTAAACGAAGCTTTTCAATGACTTCTACATAAAGTTGTTTAGCTAATAAGAAGTTCTCATACCACATCCCATCGGTATCTTGTGGAGTGCCACTTGTAGTGGTTCTCTTAGGAGTGTCAATATGCAATATATCATTACCAATAATTAGTAATATTTGATCAATATTAAAACCTTTAACTTTATTAAGAATACCATCAACTCCTTCATGCACTCTTTGAACCGCAATATTAGAATTATAGTCTTCCCCAGTTTCAAAAGCAGTAGCTAATTTACCAATGTGAATATCAGCAGGGTCAATAACAAGTAAATGACAATCTACATTTTCTTCATAAACTATTTTGTTATAATTAGGAGAATGCTCATTCATTGAAGAAACAATTTCTTCTCTTAAATCTTCATAAGTCTTTTGGGCCTTGTCTAATCTAACGGCTACGGAATATTCTTTAGTCTTATCCCAATAAAGAGTTACATCGTTGACATCTATTCCTCTTTCTTGACAATGAGATGCAAGACCTTCGTGATTTTCCGAAATCTTTGCTTTGTCTTCATATCTATTATATGACTTGCGTAATGTTTCTGGGTTATAGTTATATTTCTTACCTATAATTCTCGTTGCATCATGTTTGCTTTTTGCACCGCCACTATTGAATAATTCAATAGCCTCAATGATCATTTGTTTGAATCCCGGCATTATTTGTTTTGTTAGCGTGATAATAGAAACCTAAAATATAAGTATCCTATTATAATTAAACTCTCAATTAAAATGGTAATGATTGCCCAAGATGGGATAATGTTTCTTGTCACAATTTTTGAAGAATTAGTGACATTAGAAGTTTCCATATTACGATACTTTTTCTCATAAACACTCTTTATTGAATCAATGTTTATTGTGGCTTGAATCTTGCCCTTATAAGACCTTATAATTACCTTGCCTTGTGGTAGTGTTATCTTTGAGTAGAAAGTCGTTAAGATGCCCAAGGAATCGCAAGGATTGTCAATTGTTAGTGTGTCATGAATAGCATTATACTTGGTAATCACTTTGTAATCACGAATAGTATCAATTCGTATCTTTTCGGATACAATAGTAGTTACCTTAGAAGGCTTACAAGATATAATGCAAGAAAGTATAAACAAAATTGTTAATTTTTTTATGCTAAACAATAATAGGTAATTCGGCAAATTTCCGAGTTCGGCACGTTTATTTTCCATAATTTGTCAAATTTTGATAATTATTTTCCATTATATTTTAGATAATTGAAAGTGCATACCATCTTTCCTTGTCCAAGTTCCACCCCAATCAAATCCCGAAGAAGTAAAACATTCTACAAATTCCTTAGATAATTTTGGTGTTTGATTTAATCCATTTTCAAAAGCATTCACATCTATGGCTATTGCCCATGAATGCAAACTCATTGAATTTAAACCTCGTTTTTTTCTAATATTAAAACATCCATCCCAAGTTTTTAATTCATTGACACAATTAGTATCAATAAGTTTTTTAAAAGCATTAGTTAAGGGATTGATCATATCCTTATTACAATATATTCTTTTAGGAATAATACCAATCTCTAAATTAGAAGGTACATCCCATAAAACTAAATTAGGATTAGATTGAGATGCTACTCCGTATTTCTTTTGGGCTTGTTGTGATGTAACCATTTTGTTTTCTATTTAATGCAGCTAATCTCATTTTTTCTTTTGTTTCTTGAGAATGTGGCTTTCTTTTTACTCCAATTTTTTTTAATCTTTGTTTTTCAAGAGTTTCTTTTGAAGGAGATAAACCTTTATTCCAAGCAGGCTTACCTTTAGTAGGACTATACATTCTACCTTCTTTGTACGCTAATTTCAATGATTCACTTTGTTTTTTTCTTGCTTCAGCGGAAAATATTTTTCCTATATTATTTTTTGAAATTAATGCCTTAGTTTTTTCTGAATGTTTTTTGCCAAGCATATTTTTATTTCCAAAATGCTTCATTCTTTCTTTATTATCAATATTATTACAAGAATGACCTAAAGCGTTTTTATTGCCAATTTTAGCAATTGCCATTTTATCTTTTGATTCTTGTTTTAATGAAATACATCCTTCGCCACCAGCAGTCATATTGCATAAATTTTCCATCCCATAAAAAGAAATAAGCCACATCTCAAATGATGCAGCTTCTTCATTAGTCATGTTATTTTTTACAATAGAAACATTTATGCCATATTTATTAACTGTATTTTTCCAATGATCATTCCTACTTCTTGTTTGATATGCTCTATTGGAAGAACCTTTTCCTACATAAAAAACCTTTCCATTAGATGGATTTGTATGTACATAAACATAAAATTTAGTGCTGATCTTTGTGATTTTCATTAAGCTTTGCTCTTAATTCAATGTTTTCGGTTCTTAAACCATGAATCTCGGTTGTCAATGTTTCAACCTTAGTTTTCAATTCGGCAACCTCGGTTTTCAATTCTAAAGCAGTTTCTCGCCATAACTTAATGGCATCGGATACGTTTTCTATTTCAGTCTTTTGAACTTCAACGTGTTCCTTCTTTCTCCCTACAATCCAACCGAAAAACCCACTTAAAGCAGAAAATATACCCGGTAACACTACATCTTCAAATTCAAAATTCATCTTATTTATCACTGATTAAAGGTTCAACATTACTTGCAATTGTTTCATCAACAATCTCACTTGTGGTTTGATAATCAACCTCGGTAGGAGTTGCTAATTTTTCTTTTGTTTGTAGTTGGGCCTGCTCATCGGCAAAGAATACCGGAGAGTCATCAATAACAACACCTTCGGCTTTAATGATATATTGTAAGATTAAGTCATCATTCGTACCCCACTTAGCCACAAGGCTATCGGGTAATACAATATTCTTAGTGTACATAGATGCACCATCAAATGTTTTGTATTCCAAGAAACAAGTTTGATTGCTACCAAATAGCACATAGAATAAACGAATATGCAAACGAGTTGCAATAGTGCCAAATGCCTCAATAGGCTTTATACGAACAATGTAATCCATATCTTATAATTCTATTTCTTCTTCTATTTTAAACTCTACTCCACTAACCCATCCATTAAGGAAAACGTATTGATCTAATTCCGCCGGGTTATTAATAACAATTGTTTGATAATCAAACTCCTTGTCACTTAATTCTTTTATTTGTTTGCTTAACTTAGCAAGATTCTCTTTAGAATAACTATACTCACCCTTCTCATCCATGATAACATTATTCTTATCATCACAAGAAGCACAATCTAAACGTAGAGCATCTCTATCTTCATTATAAGCATCTAAATAGGACTGTAACTTTTTACGAATAATCCCTAATTTCTTTTGACCTTTTGTTTCTTCATTGTAGATATTACCAGCAATGTAAGCCACAACCATAAATAGGTCTTTGTACGATTTTTTCATTTTGTATTGTTTGTTTATGAGTTTGCGATACTTGTCAACCATATAAATATTGATTACACAACAAATATAAGTTAATTATTTTAATATTAGCAAGTTATAAAACTTCCCGTTATACCATTGTGATCTATAACAATACTAACTGTTGAATCATAATAAAATGGATTACCCCATTCATAAGCTATTGCATTTGAATTAGTAATATTACATTGCCCAAATAAACTATAAGTTACACTTGCATTGTAATTAGCTAAACTAAATCCACTTGGATACATTTCATATCCACTCATTGCAACTCCAGAACCAATTGTAGGGTATAATGTCACTATAAGCCAATTCTTAGAATAAATTTCGGTAATCGCAAATGAATAGAAGCCAGTAGAACCTCCATTAAAGTCTAAAGCAAATATGTAATTACCTAACCAACTGTTATTAACTCCGCCAAATGAACAAAATAATCTTAGATTAATTTTAGCTCTACCCGCAACATTATATTGACTAAACGAGTTAGTTATTTGATTATTATTATAGTATAAAATAAATTGGTGTGATGAAGTTTCCACTCCTAAGAATCCAAAATCAACTATTTTATAATCTACATAACCAATGTTATAGGTACCCGGTGATAAGGTAGTATTATTAGTAAACTCCGTTCCATTATAAGTCCAATTCGCATGATTTGATCCACCACCAATAGTATATAATGGGCTACTTACTTGCCTTCCTACTCTAAGACTATTAGTTGCTACACTTGCATTGTTAATGGTAACACTTATGCTATGCCTTATGGTATTGTCATCAACCAAGTGAACTGCGGTTGTATTACTACTTGCCTTAAATATAGGGTTAGCATTATTGGTTTCAATAAAGTTACTAAAAGATGGTTGTACTGCGGGTGAAATATACACCGAGGCATTAGCCGAAACACTATTACCACCTCCACCACTTACCGTAGCATTATTAGTAAAGTTACCACTTGTGTTAGCGGTTACGGTGATATAAAAATCATAAGTTGTACCCGCCGTTAAAACATTAGTGGTATAAAAGTTAATTGTACTTCCCGATTGGAAAGAAGTCCACCCGGCAGGTTTGCTATTATTAGTAATAGTAAAATCACCACCAACATTATCACTTATGGTTACGGTTCCCGAAGTGCTATTATTTTGCACTCCCAATGTCACCTTCCATTGCATTGACCCATTTACATAAATAGGAGGTGTGCTATCTAATATCTTGGTTAATGTATATGTCGGTGGGTTGCAATTACATGAACCATTAGCATTAGCTACGGCTTGACCATTGGCATCTAACCAACTATTTGCATCACTTGTAGCTAAAGCATCAGCCTCGCCTTGTGATGTACATGAACTACGAGTAAATGAAGGTGATGTTACGTTGACATAAGTACCACTACAATTTATACCACAATCATTCTTTTGGATAGACCTTGTTAAGCTAATGGTTGCACTAAAAATACTTGCATTAGTCGTGGTTGTGTTAGAATATTGAGTGCCACTTGTGCCTCCACCATAAACATTGGCTTGATTGTAATAAGCACCCGATGCACAATTGACAACCTTAACGGTGAATACTATTTGTGGATAAGCATTGTTAGGTGCTAATACATCATACCTTGTAGCTTGGATAGTTGTACCAAAAGAGTTTACATTCCATCCCGGTGCATTGTAAGTTACAAATTGCATATTAGCGGGCATTATATCGGTAACCACTACCGCCGATCCATTGGTAGAAGTATTGCCACTATTAGCAACGGTGATTGTAAAGTTAAAGTTAGTATTAACATTAACATCACTTGGTGTTGACTTAGTAATTTGAAAGAAAGGTGCTAATTGTGATTGGGTATGATTATAATTATACCACTCGGAAACCGAAGAAGGAACTACACCATCGGGTTTATAAGTGCTATAAGGATTTAATGCTACATACCCCCCCGTTTCTGCGGTCGTAATATTAAGGATAGAACCACTTGCTCTTTGTAGTTCTACCCCTATTTGATCAAATGTTAATTCACCACTTCCCGGTAATGCCATTACGCAAGTTTAGATTCTAATTCAACTATTCTTTTATTTTGAACTTTAATTGCCTCAATTAATACAGGAATAATTTGATTATAAGAAACTCCTTTAATTCCATCGTTACCAGTACTAACGGCATAAGGTAGTATTTTTTCAACCTCTTGTGCAATTACTCCATATTGATATGAATCATCAGTTTTCCATTGATAAGCATAACCATTTAATTGCATCAATTTATCAATTGGATTATCAATTAATTTTAAGTTTTTCTTTAAAGTTAAATCAGAGTTAGCGGTTATATTACCCGTTGCATAAATAGTACCAGAAACATAAAGTTTATACCCAGCATCTCCTAAATAATTAATAGATAAATTACCACTTGGATTTAAAAGTATTTGGTTTGCATTTGATCCTCCAAAATATATACCTCCTCCATTACCATAAAAAGCTAAATAACCAGATGCCGCAGTTGTAAGGATTGCTCTTGATTGAGCAAATTCTATATTTCCTGTGCCACCTTTTATGCGCATACGTTCTGCTCCCCCAGTATAAAATCCCATATCATTAATAGATTCTATTCCTATATCAGCAGAACTACTTCCAATATTACCTACTTTTGTTGTAGAATAATAAAAAGTTATAG